GTGATGAAACACTCTGACATAGATAGTATAAGTAGGGTTTTTCCATTTGGCCGAGGTGACGTAAACACTGACCTAATACCAAAGAAGATCTAAGATGCCATTCACAATAGAAGAGAAACCTTGGACCACTGAGATAGTTATCATGGATGATTCAGGAGATGACATTGACCTCGCAATAATAATAGAAAACGTAGGGGAATACGAAGGCTATGTATCTATGAAACAATTCAATGAAGACATAGGATGTTATGATGTGATAACCATGTCACCCTTAATGTTCAAAGATCTTATGAAATCCTTTGATTCCCCAGAGGGTTTCCACGGACTTCTATGGAAATAAAAAAAAGAACCCAGAGACTCTCACAGAGAATCTTTGGGTTCTTATAATTTTTCAATAACCGACAAGCCGCACTAACTTGTTTTTTTGTAAACCGACAAGCCGCACTGGCATTTTCTTTCAGGTTCTATCAGAACCTCACACTATCCTCAGTGCTCGTATCTTGCTGTCGAGTTCTTCATCAGATAAACTCTCAGCGCCTATCTCCTCAATCTGAAGCTCCCTACGCTGTAGCTTAGGCTGCTCATACTCTGCAATCTTTGATGCAAGATCACTAGCAGTATCAAAGTCTTCTTTGTCTAAAGATTTAAACATAAGTATCTTCAAGACATCTAGAGAGTTCATATCGATATGGTCTAGTACATCTTCTTTGTACTGACGCCAATCTTTCATGCTCATCTTTAAGGCTTCTCTAGCATCTCTTGCTGCTTTACGAGAAGCTGCTGATTTCAATTGCATCTCCTTAGCATTTTCTTTAGTGAATGAAGGTGCTAAATTTTTAAGGCTGTTTGGATGAACCTCTCTAGTCATAGTAATTACCTCTTATTATACTTTATTAATCCGACCACGGGGGTCGGATTTTAGAAGAGGAATAACTCTCTTCTCTATAAGGAACTTAAAGAAAGGGCATAAAATGTCAGATATTATTAACAATCCTACACACTACACAAAGTACAAAATACAACCTATCACATTTATCATGGAGAATGACTTACCATTTCATGTAGGTAACATTATTAAATATGTTATGAGAGCTGGTCATAAGATCTATGAGGGTGAGGACGGGGTTGGATCAGAGATAACAGACCTACGTAAAGTCATCAGGTACGCAGAGATACGTATTGAACAACTTGATAAAAACATGAAGGACTATATCTAATGGGTAAATATAAAAACATAGAAACAAACATAGATGAAATCATAAGGCTTACATACCTACTGGGAGACTTCAGTACCCACAAAGAGTTCACTGAGATTGTCTATGCTAAATGCTTGGACCAAAACATACCCTCAGCAAACATCAATTATGCAGATAAACGAATAGGAGAAGTACTAGGTGACCTTATATAATAAAATAAAAGAAACTTTACGTAAACGTGTGAACATGAATCAGACAATCAATCAACTTCACAACCTATCTGATACAGAACTAAAAGACATTGGTATATATCGTGGTCAAATTGAGGAAATAGCTAGGGGTATTATCGATTTCCACCGGACAGTACGAGATGGAAACCTATTAACTTCACCTGATAAAGACGAGGAATAAATAATGACAGCACTATGGGTACTCCTTTGGCTACAAGTAGAAACACCAGTGGGTGTCAACTACTTTCAATTAGGATCTTATGAGAGCTTACAGAAATGTAACTCTGCATTAGAAAGGGGTAAGGTTATGATAACAACTATAGACACTCAGGTAGTGTGTGTGGAGATTGGAGTAAACTCGGATGATTAATGTAACATTCATAGATAGTATGGGTACTGACCTATCTGTAGTAAATGCAGCGCGTACAAGTTTTGGGAAAAAGAGCCAATGGCACTACCCAAATGATGATGACACTCAGAGAACACTTAGTGATCGTGATACAAAGTTGGTAAGGTATCTTGCAAGTCATAAACACACCTCACCATTCGGACATTGCTTCGCGTCTTTTCACATTAAGTCAAGTGTTGTGGTAGCCAGACAGCTAGTCAAGCATAAATTTTTAAGATGGAATGAAATATCTAGGCGATACGTTGCAGATGAGCCACAGTATGACATACCTAAGCTTCGTAAAGCCACTAAAGATAAGAAGCAAGGGTCAGGAGATTTAATTAATAACCCCATGTTAGATGCAGTAATACAACAGTCTTACATTGAGTCCACTAAACAGTACAAATATCTACTTGCAATGGGTGTCTGTGAGGAGCAAGCGAGAGGTATACTACCCCTCAATCACTTCACTGAATGGTACTGGTCAGGTAGCCTTGATGCCTTTGCTGACATGTGCAACCTCAGATGTTCAGGTGATACACAGGAAGAGACTAGGTTAGTAGCTAATGGTATCTGTAATATTATGAAAAAGTTATTCCCTGTATCTTGGTTTGCATTGAGGTTAGAGAAATAATTAATGTATGAAGTATATAGCATAACTAACTGTCCATTCTGTGAGAGAGCTAAAGAACTCCTCCGAGAAAACAAAGAAGGCTTTACAGAATACGCTATCGACATACAAACTGAAATGGGTAAGTCGGTAATGAAACGATCAATGATGAAAACAGTTCCTATTATATACCACAATGATATATTTATTGGTGGGTATAATGATCTTAAGATGTACTTAAACAAATAAGGAAAGGACGCAACATGCGTTTATGCTATGATATAGAATGTAATGGTCTCACTCCGGATACTATCTGGATGATTGTTGCACAGAATTTAGATAATAATCAGATCTACAAGTTCTCTGATCACGATAACCTACATGGTTCTATTGCTGATGGTGCTGCACTACTGCAGAACGCAGAGATACTGGTAGGTCATAACATTATTGGTTTTGATAATGTAGTGATGGATAAGATATGTGGTACTACACTCAATGAGAAACGCTGTCATGATACTTGGGTTATGTCTCAGGTGTTACGATACAAACGAGCACACAAGCATGGTCTTGCCGGTTGGGGTGAACACCTAGGCAACAATAAGATTTCATATGAAGGTGGTTGGGATGCTTACTCACGTGAGATGCTCCGCTACTGCGTACAAGATGTTCGTGTGAATGTTGATGTGTACTATGAGTTACTTACAGAGTACAAGAAGGTTGCTAAATTTAACCCTAAGATTAAGTTAGGTATGAAAGCTGAACATGAGACAGCAAAGTTCAATGCCTTCTGTAAGAACAAGGGTTGGTACTTCGATATGGAAGAAGCTATGACTCTAGTAGGTATCATGCAACAACGTATGGCTGAAATATCTAACACCATTGAACCTCAGATGGGAACTAAGGTTGTTTACATTGACAAAGAACCTAAGTCCCCTAAATACAACAAGAATGGAAAGTACAATGCGACTACTGCCAAGCTGCTTAGCGAATATTTTGGAACGGAAGTTGCGGTCACAGACACCCATCTCGCAGGACCAACTTTCAAATTCCAACGAACAACTAAGGAACAAGCTAAACTGGGATCTCAAGAAGCGGTTAAAGATTGGCTCATCACTATCGGATGGAAACCAGACGATTACAACCGAAAGAAAATCGGAAGAGAATGGGTAACTACTGGACCTAAACTCACAACATCCTCATTGGCTAAGCTTGGGGAAGTTGGTATGATGGTTGATGAGTACTATGTACTACGTCACAAGGCTTCTCTTATGGAGGGCTGGGTGGAAAAGGTAGAAGGTTCTGAGGACAAGAGACTTCATGGTAACATGTGGACTATCGGTACACCTACCTTCAGAGTACGTCATGAGGTAATTGCAAACCTTCCAGGTATTGAAACACCTTGGGGTAAAGAGATACGTGGGATGCTTAAGCCTGATCCCGGATACGTTATTGTTGGTGCAGACAGTGCTGGTAATCAGTTACGTGGTCTTTGTCATTACGTAGATAACGATGAGTTCACTAAGGAAGTACGATATGGTGACCAACACCAGCGCAATGCTGATGCACTTGGTTGTTCTAGACCCATAGCCAAAGGCTATCTGTACGCTTACCTCTTTGGAGCAGGTGATGCTAAGCTGGGTCAAGTATTATCCGGTAAGTCCAATAGCGAAGTAGGCCGTAAGTCACGTGTTGATTTCTCTAAGGGCATCAAAGGCTTAGAAGAACTTAAGAAGAAACTCTTAAACATCTGGAACAAAACATCTAACCAACAAGGTGATGGATGGTTCCCTGCACTTGATGGACGCCCAGTGTTCTGTGGGTCTGGTCATCAAACTCTTAACTACTTACTCCAAGCTGCTGAAGGTGTTACCTGTAAGGCATCACTGATGTGGGCATGGGATAAGATACGTGAAGAGAAACTACGTGCCGAACCTCGTCTGTTCTACCATGATGAGATGGCATTCCAATCACACCCTGACGATGCTAAACGTGTTGGGGAAATACTAACAGAGTCCTTTTCTGCTGGTCCAAAGATGTTCGATGTAACATGCATGGATGGTGGTGAGTACATAATAGGAGAAAGCTACGCAGATGTTCACTGATAATGCAGTAATACTGGTAGACTCAGACTCAATCTACTTTAGGATGGCTTGTGTAACAACCAAACAAAAAGAGATTCGTGTGGGAATTGATAGCACTATGAGAGAGATCCAACGTAACTGTGGGTCTGATAGTTTTCTCGTAGCAATTAAAGGGAGGGGTAATTTCCGAAAGGAGATGTACCCTCTCTACAAAGGAACCCGAAGGGAGATAGAACCTAGCGTTAAAGAAGCGTTGAACTATGGACACAAATACATGGTTGAGAAGTACCAAGCTGTTGAAGCTGACTACATGGAAGCTGATGATCTTGTTGCTATCTGGGCTGCTGAATGCAGAGATGTAAACCAAGAGTATACAGTTGTAGGTATTGACAAAGATCTTTTACAGATACCTGGAACACATTACAACTTTGTAAAGAAAGTAATCACAGAGGTTGATGAAGACACTGCTAACTTAAAGCTTATGCTTCAATGCCTTACTGGTGATAGGTCTGATAACATACCTGGAATTAAAGGGATTGGACCTAAGAAGGCAGAGAAGATACTACATGGAGTTCCTATGCACCGCAGGTGGAATAGGGTAAGGGCTGCTTGGAGAACAAATGGATCCGGAGATCCTGATATTTCCAAACGACTATTAACAATGGTAACATCTTGGGAAGAATTAGATGACATTAAAAAACAAATTGAAGAGCATAAGTCGAAAGAACAAACGTCAGTTCATCGGGATACTGAAGACTGACATTGGTTGTGTTGATTGTGGTTACAATGAACATCCAGATGCTCTAGGCTTTGATCACCTTCCTAAGTATGAGAAGCTTCACGATGTATCACGAATGGTATCTTGGGATAAAGATATCGGTGACATCCTTAATGAAGTCTTTAAAACAGAAGTGGTGTGCCATAACTGTCATGCTATTAGAACAGCAGAGAGGCGCAATGGAAAACCTATTCCAGATAAAACCACTGTCAGCAAACAGAATGTTTGTAAGGAAAGGCAGGATAACCTACAAGACAGCTGACTATAAGAGGTTTCAAGAGGAGATGGCAGTCATACTTATGGGTGAGACATGGGAGTTTAAAGACAACCCTGTCCACTTCATTGTGTATGCTGGCCTCTCTAACAAAGCCTCTGACTTAGATAATATAATTAAACCTTTACTTGATACCTATCAAAATATATTCGAGGAGTTCAATGATAAAACGGTACAAGGAATTATCCTTCAAAGAGACAGAGTTAAACGAGGAAGAGAATACCTCTGGGTTCGAGTTGCAAAAGCAGAAGAACTTGAAGTGGGATTCGAAGCATTCGAAGACTCGACAGAAAAAGAATCGTAATCGTGATATAAAAACCGAAAGGGATTTCTGGTGAAAACTAACTGTGATAAATGTGGCAGCTCAAATGCCAATGAAATATACAATGATGATAACCCAAGAACCCATTGCTTTTCATGTGGAACAACTGTATTTTTAAATGAAAGAAAACAAATGGAACTAATAGATCAAGACGATTTCCTCATCAACTCATCTATGATTGACGAGGTAAGCTCATACAATAGCTACCCAATGACTAGTCGTGGGATCTCTCAGGGTGTGGTTGATCATTTCAATGTCAAGATGTCTGTAGATATCAATGGCAAACCTCAATCACACTTCTACCCTTACACTGTTGGAGGAGAGCTGGCTGCATACAAAGAGCGTAAGCTCCCTAAAGAGTTTCGTACTCATGGAGACTTTAAGAATGTCGAATTGTTTGGACAACAGCAAGCAACTGGAGGATTTACGCTGGTCATCTGCGAAGGAGAAGTCGATGCACTCAGCGTGGCACAGGCGTACAAAGAAAAGTATGGAAGAACCTATTCTGTGGTTGCTGTACCTTCTTCATCTGCTACCTCTTGTGCTCTTGCTCAAAGGGATTGGATAAACTCCTTCAAGACTGTCGTAATTATGATGGATCAAGATGAAGCTGGCAAGAAGATGTCTGACTTCCTAGGTAAGATGATTAAGCCGGGTAAGGCTAAGGTCGCAAAGCTACCAGAGAATGACGCAAATGCTACATTACTTAAGCATGGTTGGAAGACTCTGTTAGAGTGTGTGTGGAATGCACAAAGTTGGAACCCCTCAGGTATCGTTACAGGTAAACCTATCTGGGAACAATTCATTCAACGACAGAATGTAGAGTGTGTACCCTACCCTGATTGTTTGAATGGTTTAAATGATAAACTAAAAGGAATTAGACATGGTGAGATTACTCTATTCACTTCTGGAACTGGGAGTGGTAAGTCTACTATTATCAAAGAGATTATATTGGATCTCCTCTCGAAAACAAAAGACCGCATTGGGCTTGTCAGTTTGGAAGAGAGCGTTGGAGATACGGCAGAGAAGTTCATTGGCATGGTTCTCAAGAAGTCTCTTAATGAGGATACACCTCCGGATGAAGACGAACTTAGACAGGGTTTTGATGAAGTCTTTGGAGACGAAAGACTAGTATTACTAGACCACCAAGGATCAGTAGGTGATGATAGTCTTATAGATAAGATTGAGTACATGGCACTGATGGGTTGTAAGTATTTAGTACTAGACCACATAACTATTGCTGTGTCTGAGGGAAGTGATGGGTTGTCTGGTAACGAAGCCATTGACAAGTTCATGTCTGACCTACTTAAGATTGTTAAGAAGCACAACATCTGGCTTGGGTTGATCTCACACTTACGTAAAGCACAAGGTGGTAAAGCATTCGAGGATGGTAACATTGCATCCATCGATGACATCAAGGGCTCTGGTTCTATCAAACAGATATCATTTGATATCATTGCATTCTCTAGGAACCTAACAGCAGATGATGAGTATGAACGTAACACTGTTAAATTCAGAGTCTTAAAGTCTAGATTCACAGGTAAGACAGGTGATGCTGGTTCTGCTACCTACGATGCACAAACTACCCGACTTCAAAATAAAGAGGTTGGTTTTGATTACTTAACTTCATAGGAGAATACATGTCAGCAATCCAAGAGATAGTTGATTACCTTGTCAATAGGGTAGATGGTGTCAGTCCTGCACGTCGAAGACCCCATCTTGCTGGGCTCTTAATGAGATTGTCTGGAAATTATAGTGAACGTATGGAAAGGTATGTTATTAAAAGCATATCGATACTCCAAATGCAATTCACTAAGGACACCAGCTCAAGCCCAGCTGGCACAACCACACTCACTAATGCATCTACTAAGGTAGGTCAGAGTATTGGTAAAGAACTAGACCGAGAGCCCCTCCCGTGGGGCTCTGTGGTGTCCATAGGAGACCTGTTCATAGAAGCCTTATACAACCTAGGATTTGTAGACTTGTCCTATGCTAAGACCCGTGACAGCTGCCACGTGGTGTCTGCATCACATAGGTGGTACGAGTTAGGTGTGATCCCAGATAAAGGTGGGAGCTTTCCCTTAGCCTCTACAAGTACCATAAGACCAAGGAATATATCTGGTATGATCCAGAAGATAAATGGTGTGGAAAGACCAGTCATAAAGGGGCGGGTAGAAGGAGATCCAATAGACCCCTATGCACCTTGGGTACAAGCACTTAACAAACTACAACAGACTGCTTGGAAGATAAACAAACCAGTCTACAATGCAATGATTGAGAACAAAGAGTTGTTCCTATCTACTGATCCTATCAAAGACAATGATGCTAAGGAGCTAAAGCGTAGGAGTAAGATGGTAGAGTGGGCATTCATCTCAGAGAAAGCACGTAAGCTATCAGAGCTAGAGGAGTTCTACCAGTACCTAGATGTGGACTATCGTGGTAGGTTCTATTACTGTGAAAGCTTTATGAACTTCCAAGGATCAGATCTAGCTAGGGGATTGTTCAAGTTTGAACACGCAAAGCCAATGACTGCAAGTGGGTTACAGTGGTTAGCTATACACACAGCCTCTGTCTTCAACATGTCTTACAGCATCGATGAGATACCTGAGTGGTGTACTGCTGACTACAAGACACACCTTGAGGGTGAGGATTTAGATAACATCTCTGTTGACAAGATGACACTAGAAGATCGCATCAGTTGGACCAACGAGTACATGGATGAGATAGTCGAAGCAGGTAAACACTCACAGTTCTCTGAGGAAGCTGAGAAGAAAGTGTCTTTCCTTGCTGCATGTGTTGAGTGGTATGAATTTGACTGTGCTTACAAAGACAATCGTATCCACATGACAAGCCTACCAATCCCTATTGATGGTAGTAACAATGGTTGGCAACACCTCGGAGCAATCTCTAAGGATGAGAAAACTGGTGAGCTAGTAGGTCTTATCCCCTCAGAGATACAGAAAGACTTCTATGTGAAGACTGCTAAGGAGACTATAGATCTGTGTAAAGATGATCGACTCAATAGTATCTTGTCTAGTATGCCAATGAAAAGAATACGCAAGGGGATATCTAAGCGTGGCTCTATGACTAGGGCATACTCAGCAGGCTCTAAGAAGATCGCTGAGAACATGTTCTTTGATTGTAAGTCAGAGGACTACCATACAGAGTACGGCATCACACAAGATGACTGTACTAAGTTATCTAAACTGCTGATCAAAGCAATTGATAAGGTATGTCCAGGACCCCTAGCTACTATGAGTTACCTACAGAACCTAGCGATGTACCAATTAGGTACACATGTGAAGGTAGACTCAGAGGGATACGAAGCTAACACTGAGTACAGAAACCTATCTAAGATCCGTGATACCCTCATGAAAAAGAACTTCAAGACTGATGAGGATCTCTATGAGCTTAACGATGTTGTAATTAAACTTAAAGAATTTACAACAAGACTTAAGCATGGGAAGGGTAAAGATAGGATTGAATGGAGCACACCTTCAGGTTTCCATGTGATCTATGAGAAATGGATCATGCAAGATAGGAAAGCCAGAGGACGTATCAAAGGGTATGGTAACAAGACCGGACAGGTTACACACGTAGCCCTTGTGCCTACACGTATGCCAGACAGAAGAGGTTTCATCTGTGGTATGTCACCCAACTACATACATTCTATGGATGCTAGTCACATGGCTTTAGTTATCTCTGAGTGGGATGGTTCCTTTGCAGCTGTACACGACAGCTTCAGTACACATGCTGGTGATGTGGATAAACTACTAGACTTAACTAAACAAGTATTCATACGCATGTATAACTACGATAATTACTTTGAGGTTATACGTAACTTCATAACAGATGCTGAAGACGATGTGGAACAACCTACATTGGGCAGCTTAGATATAAAGGAGATTGAAAACAGTGACTACTTCTTCACGTAAATCATATAATCATTTAGCACTACGAGGTGTTCAAGTAGATGATGATGAATTTATCTCTGATTGGAACACTAACCCACTGACAAAGGTAGCCCTTGACCCAGAGCTAGCTTACACAAAGGATCTCATGCCAATCATAATGGATATTGGTATCGAAGAAGACTTGAGTGGTGGTGTGATAAACGATAAACAAGCACGACAACGTAAGCAAGAACAGATGAAAGAGTACCGAGAGCTTCTTGCAAAGAAAGGTATGCTTAAATAAAATTAAAAAGCCCCCAAGAAAACCTTAATGGTTCTCTTGGGGGCTTTATTTTTATTTAGTGTGCATAGTACTGCAATGGAATACGTCTACCGCTTTCGGTTTCGTAACCATTCATTAGTATTTCCTTTTTCAAATCTTTCTTTGCCTGATTAGTTGAGGAAATAACTTTAGGAAGTCTATTAATTAGGTTCAATTCATTACGAAGAAGACCTTTAAAAGTTTTTAGTTGTTGAACAGTAGGTTCATTGGGTGGGTTGAATGGATCGTACCCAACTTTTTTCATCTCTAAAACAACCACTTTGGACATACGAATCTTATCGTCCCGCAGCTGCGCTTCTGTCCTAACTTTATCAGAAATGTTTGTTAGTTTGCTCATACGTCCCCAGAGATTAGCCATGTACAGATTACCACTGGCAGCAGTAGATACCTTAAGCATCCAATCCATATAGACCCTCTCATTAACTGTGAGTTTATCGTCAGGATTCCTACCTTTCATCTTCTCTTCAAAACGTTTAGTTGCCTTAGTCAGAGAGTTACGTGCTTGTTCTAAGTAACTCCATTCAAGAGTTGCATCCATCCAGTTAAGATTAATCTCTTCTAGTGCAACGTCATAACCATTAGCATCTACTTTAAAAGCATCATAGATAGTTAAAAGATATGCATTACCATTAGATGCCCTGTTCATCCTATCCCAAGACTTTCCAGAGGCAGTCATTGCTACGGTAGCAGCATCGACAGCTTGAATAGGTGCAACAACAGATCCACCATAGGCAAACTCACCGGGGGTACCTTCAATAGAACCATCTGAGTTTGTCCTATTGCGAACAGCTGATGCTGTAGTCTCAGTTTCATAGTGAGCAACGTTTGTTTTAGCCCTTTCAACTTGAACACCTTCTACAAATACAGGTGAGAATGCGCCTTGAACATTCTTTGGGCCAACAATACTCTTAAAGGTGCTCATAGAAGCTTCATCATAACCTGTAGAGGATTCACCACCAATATTGATGGCCATACCTGTTGGACCATAGATAATAAAAGGTTCATTCATAGCAGCATGTAGTGCAGCCGCAGCCCTCATAATAGATCTAGCTTCTCTGGAAGCAGGTGTCATAATCCCTTCAAGTGATACACTATATTTCTCTAAGAGAACTTTAGCTAAGTCTCTACGTGACATAGTAGAATCTACAATAGAAAGACTTGGAGCATAAGAACTTTCAGGGTCTTCAAGAAGTTTCTGATTCATAACCTCTAAGACTTCTTCAATGTCAGTTACGAAACTTTCAATCTCCTTACCATAACCATAAGTCATGATTGTTAACTTAGCTAAATCTCTATTGTTAAACACAGCACGTGCAACATCATTCAGTTGTGGAAATAAATCCTCACTGATGTTTGACCATCCACTATCTATACTCTCATTGGCTAATCCCATAAGTCTATCACGGATATCACCATCATCTAAGAGTGTTGTTCTGTTCCCCCTAGCCCTGAGGACACCAGTGTAGTAAGCCATATTGATCTCACCCATTTGCATACCCTGACTTGCAGGACCATTGGTCTTACCATCCATATAAGCATTGACATAACTAATAAATTGTTTATCCTTGGGGTAGTTCCTTTTAAAGTCAACGTACTTAGCGAAGTCTATCAATGTGTCCATCAGAAGTGGGCCATCTTCTTTCTTATCTTTAATCATCTTGATAATCATACTATCATAATCACTATTTGGATCAAGGCTAAGCTGATTAAACTGTGGGAATTGTGGAGAATCTAAGGGAACCCCATTAGCAATGGCCTCAGACACAGCTTCATACTGTGCATCAGTCATTTCTAATGCTTGTTGAAGACGTTTACCATACCCATACAGTTCAGACTCTCTGGCCTTAAGCATAACTTCTCTTTGACGAGGTAAGAAAGTATCACCAGCATCTGTTATTGTATTACCTGCAGAGTCTTTAACTTTAGACAATAAGATCATGGCATACATCTGACGTAGGTTCTTCTCTTGCCTGTTTCCAGGTCTAATAATAGCCCCTACAGGTGCTCTTGTAGCAAATCGAACAGCCTTAGATGTCACTGGGTTAAAGAAAGATTGCTGAGGTGTCAGCCTCCCCTGAAAACCTTGAACATTATAAGTAAGGTAGTTAATACCATTACGATCTTGGGCTAATGCTTGAACTTCCTGTGCTAATTTATCCATCAAATTGTTGATGTTCTCTTGTGGAATATAAAGTTCTTCATTTAGTTGTGGATTATTGTCCATCCTACGTTCCTGCATCTTAGCAGCAGCATTAAATTTGTTCATTCTTGATTGACCAACATTGTTGATCTCAGCCTGCCAAGTAGTGTGGTCATTGGACAAGAGTGTAGCTAACGCAGTAGAATATAAGATTTTCATACGTTGCTTATCAACCACATGACCTACCTGACCTAAGTTATTAATAGCTTCTTCAATAATCTTACCCATCTTCTGACCAGAATTACCACCAGACACTGCCCTAACTACATTCTTACCAACATCAGTATCAACCATTTGGTTAGGTGTTTTCTGAGGTCTCACTATTTGACGAGGAAAAAGTTTCTTACGATCAAGCTCACCTTCTTTAATAGCTGCCTCACCTTCTGCAGAAAGTGTATATACTTTTTGCCGAGTATTTGGATCAGTAGAGGTTGTGACCAGTGTTGGGTTAGAGTCTGCCCATAACTGTTTGAACGCAGCGCCAAGTGTCTCAGCCTCCTTACGGTTCAGTTTATCTGGTGAAGCTAATGCTTGAACCATAGGATCAGTCTCAGGCACACCCTGACTTATCATAGCCTGCCTATTCCTACGCTGATACTCAAGATGTATCCTGTTACCTATCTGCCCGTTACCTTCAGCAAGTGTAAGCGTTTGGTTTACACCTTCCTTAGGTACAGATGTGTCTCCCATTGCCTCTGAAACAGGGTCAACAGTGCTTTCCATATTACCACCAAAAACATCCTCAACAATAGCAGAAGCAATTTGAGTATACATTAGATTAGGTATCTTCATACCACTCTCAGATTCTATAATTGCATCTGCCCTACTGATAGCAGCTACGATATTACCATCAGCGGTCTCAGCGATAGCGTCTGCAAGTGCTGGACCTGATACAGGAGATTTACCTTGGGTTAGTGGGTAAGCTGCATTCCCAAGGGCTGTTAAGTTTAACCCAAGGTTACCATGATTTACATTCTTAAAAAGAGTCTTTGCACGAGATCTAATATTACCACCAGCTTCAGATTGTGCTGCAACAGATAACTCTTGTTTCCTAACAGGGGGTGTGACCCGTCTATACCTTTGGTTACCAGTCTGAGCATTGGTAGCCATGTCAGGAACTAAGAATCTGTCATCATTACTTTGTTGTTCTGGGTTAATTAAATCAGGCGCTAACCCAGATGCAGCCTGTGTGATCTCTGCAATTTGTTCTGGAGTAGTGTTAGCAATATCTTGTAGGATGCCTGATGAGGCAGGTGAAGATGCAGGTTGTTGAGGGACTACCTCTTCCTCCTGCCTAACAAATCGATCTTCTAAAGATTGAGAGGGGAGCTCAGCACTCCCCCCTTTAATTATTGGTATCGCCATTACTAATTCTCCTTGTTGTCCTTATAGTTCCAACCACCACCAGTCATTAGACTAGCTAGTCTTTTATTAGTATCTGTAAAAGGTCCAATTCCAGGGGCTGATTTTAAACCCTGATATAAAGAACGTTCAAAGTCACCCTTAGCTGCATTCAAAGTTGCATCACCGAGCCTACCAACGTACCCAACAGTTGGGCTTTCACCTGTGGCTTGATTGTATAACCAACCACCAAGACCCTCAGAGCGTTGACCATAGATAGGTGCAAAGATATCAACAATCCTTTCACCTGTGCCAAGCAAACCAGAAGACATGACACCACGGCGAATGTACTCAGGTGTGTCCAAGTATGGATTACCAAGTGTACCTTCGTCATCATCATCGTCATCAAACTTTATCTCATCTTTCATAGCCTGTGAGAAGAACCCTAAGGCAATCATAGTAGACATGAGAACAAAGGTGTTGTACTTCATTGCTGGAGTGCCACGTTTGATATAGTCATTCCACATACGAGGTATATGGTTTGCTGTAAAGGTAGAAATGAAACCTTGGAACTGTGTAAACAAAGCGAACCTTGGATCTTGATAGAGCAAAGGACGATTAGCTGCACTTGGAAGGGCTACTGCTTGGTTAATAAAGTTGTAGGTAGCTTCCTTCATTGTTTGATTCCATGCATCCATCTCTTTAGCACTTAAAGGTAATCCTTTTTCAATAGCATTCATCATAGGAATGAATTGTTCTATAGGTATTCCCAAGCTTCTTAGCTTTTGCTCAGCCTCTTGAGCCTCACGAGTAGGGCCTTGAGATACAATCTCCCCATCCTTAGTGACATACTCTGTTACAGTAGTTTTCTTCTTAGTCTTTTTATCAACAGTAGTAGTTGTTCTTGCCTCGTTCCTTTGATATAATATTTTAGAGTTAATAGATATAAAATCATAGGCCATACTTGCACGAACAGCACGAGTATAGTCAGTCCATTGAGTCAAACCAATAGCCCTAAAGAAAGCTTCCATAACATTCTTACGATTGTCTGAAACCTCACTGACACCTGTGGTTGTTGCAGCGCCTACTTCCCAAGCATAGAAACCAGTTTCTCTAAGAAGCTTTTGACCTTCACTACCATTGTTCTGTTGAAGTATACCTTCATCAGTGCTGGATTCAACCTTCTTTAGATTAGGCAATAACCCCGCCACTGCTTCTTGAGCAATGTTTCTAATGCTTCCATTCTTACCAAAGATTTGTTCCTTAGTGAGCGCCCCTTGTGTCATAGCCATTTCAGGCAGTGAGGAAAATGTTGCAAGTGGAAGTGCGGATAGTGTCATCCAGAACATTACATTCTTCTGGAACCTCATAAGCTTTTTACCAGCTTGGGTAGTCGGCCTGTTGTAGTTACCTGACACAGCCTCTAAGATATTCTTAACCTCAGAAGCTACACGATTAACCTCTTCCTCAGGCACACCCTCGGCCTGCATCTTGTTCAAGAGTTTAGATATAATCTCTCCATCCTTACCAACATACTTCATTTGAGTTACGTAACGAGCCGCAGTCTTACTTGCATTAGCAACGTTAGCGAAGATGTCTTTCTCATAGAACTGATCAAACTTTTCATTCTGAGATAGACCAAACTTCCTACGCTTGTGTGATGGTGGGTTGAGAGATCCTACATTACTGATAATAGCATCCGCAGAGTCCAGATCGTAGACGTTTGGGTTGTCTCTGATCTCATCTGTAATCCTTAAAGCTAGGTCAGGAGTGATTCCATACTCAGATATTAAAAGATTTTTAAACTTCTCTGGATCCTTAGACACAGCAGCCTTATCAATTGACTTGTACTTAAGGAGGTAACCTTTAATATCTCCCAAATCAGCACCAGCATCTAATTGGTTTTGACGGAGTTCCTTACCAAGAGTCATCAATTGATTACCCAAGTCAATAATTACCTGCCTGTTCTCAGTGTCCTTTGGTACAAGATTCTGATTAAAGTTACCTCGTTTATCGATAGCTCCCCTCAACACTTTGTAAGTCATGTCACTTACCCTAGCTCTATCAGAAGACTTAAACACTCCTGCAATAGATCGAAGACCCAATCTCTTATAGTAAGCTTTTGGGTCATGCACTTGGTTCTTGTAGTAAGTTACAAGATGGTGTTGTGCAGCTTCGATACCAGAACCACCATGTAAAGGAGTCAGTGTCCCACCTAAGATAGATGCCAATGCACGAGCAGACCTAGACTTATCTAGTGTAGCTTTTGGAATTGCATTTGTAACAGCAGCTTGCCAAAGATTAGAAACATTCATTACAGATGTAGATGCACGTTCCATAAATGTTTTCTGACCAGTTGTTTGCTTGTGCTTATCTCCTCTTTGATTAACGTTGGGACCGAGGTTGTCAGAGGCATCCACTTCTTTCTGAACATCTGACAGTAGTTGGGGTGTAGTTCTTACAGTCCCACCGTGATTTGCCTTCTCTTCTTCTATGTATCTTTCATTGTCTGATTGAGATATTGGTTCTCCAAAACGAGCAGCTGCATCCATCCAAGTTATCTGATCTTTAACTGTACCGGGAATAGAAAAGGCACCACCTAAGGCAGTGCCAGCAATAGCAGCATTAGCTAAACGTTCTTTAAACTCTTCGTAGTCAAACACTTTATCTGAACCTTGAACAGCAGCAAGATAGCCAATAGCTTCTTGACCAACTTCAGTCAGTCCCTCAGATACAGAACCAACACCTACAGTTCCTAAAGCTCTCATAGAAGCCTGCTTAGCTGTTATCTGAGCCTTTGCAATCCTCTGTGCTTCATTGGCAAACTGACCAATGGCAGAGTCTGCTTCTGCTTTAACAAGTATCTTAGCATCTAGTAAACTTATTCCACGAGATTTAGCAAGCGCCTTTGGTATCTCCTCTCGTATAGTTTGTATTGGGTTTTTTCCTATACCTCCAATACCTTTAAGACCTAACCTATCAAGGACAGCTTGAGCTATGCCAGAACCAATTGCAATGGTAGCTGACTTACTATCGTTATCACCTTCCATGTCATTCCAAGTTTGACCTGCATACATGAATGATGGGATAGCTACAGCACCTGAGACAGCAAGAGCAGTACCTATAACAGGGGCAAGTACAGTTCCAGCAAGAGCCGAACCAGCAGTGATTGCCATATAAGGAAGAGACAAAGCCATTGTGTTCCCAAGGTACTCAATGAAACCTCCAATGTTATCAATATCTTTGTAGTTGTTAGTCGTATATCCAAACTCAGCCAGCTTACCTTGCTGCCTACGTACACCAGCTTCACCCCATCTTTCAAGACCCTCAGCTCCAGTAGAAGAACCAAACAGATTAGCAATACCATACGCACTCTCACCTACACTGATCCACCCTTGTTCCCAAGAGTCGCTGATAGGGTTGAGAGATTTGTTGTCAAGTGAGACACCAGGTCTTCGGATATCTACATCACGATAAAAATACTTATTCATTTCGCTTGTAGCTTGATCCCTAGACATTCCTTGGGTCATGAAGTAACTGATGTAAGAAGCTCTTTCTTTTTCATCTACAAGGGTTTGTTTAAAGCCTAAAGACTTGGCACCTTGAGATCTCTCAGCAATCTCAATATCAACTGCAGCTTTATCAAATGCAGAAGGTTCGTATGTACCCTCGAAAATAGCCCTGTCCCTAGCAGCTGTTGTGGCTGTCTTTTGAATCCTATCAGAGTCTGTTGAGAACTCTGTTAGATCCATTGCACCTGAACTCATTAACATGCCTGAGAAAGTTTCCCCAACATCATTGACAAGATCAACCATCTGACGAGTACCACCAGAATCCATCATAGGGGAACCGTCTGAATTGAACACAGGTTTTATGTTATTAAACCCCTGTTCATTAGCTAGTCGGGAGATAATGCCAGTGGTTTCTTTACCACCAGCAGTACCTTCCTTAACTTCCCCAGTGTATAAGATCTTAGACACCTCGGCAGCATCATAACCACGAAGACGATAGTTGGGACCATCTGGGTTATCCAATGTGTCACCATCGATGAAGTGAGTACCAGTACCTGCTAAAGTATTAGGCTTAAAGTTACTAATATCATCTAATATTCCCATTACATATCTCCTTGTGTTAAATTATGCTATTAGTCCATTCACCATACTATCCATGACATACTGCATTAACCCACTTACACCAATAGCAGCACCTGTGTCAATGTGGACTTGCCTTAATTCAGGGTCTAGATCTCGCCAATCGTTGTAAGTATCTGTAGTCATTAGCCAAGATGAAACCTGAGTATCATTCATGCCAGCTAATTCTTCTTTACCTTCACGAGCTGCCGCATCCTTAAGAGTCTTTATGAAAGTTGTAATATTTGCTATAGGAACTGGTTTATCAAAAGTAGCCTCACCCTTACTATTCTTTGAAGGTAAGAAGAAGTTTTGTGCATCAGTAGTATTAGATTCTACCCAAGCTCTTGAGAAATAGTTACTTAATCCAGAGATTTTCTTACCAGACTTAGTATCAATCAATGCTTCATTGTAAGCCTTTTCTACAAGCTCTTCCATCTGCTCTAGTTCCATACCATTCTCAATAGCAAACACAACAGCTTCCCTTCCAATTTTTGCTTTTGGAATGCCCAGATATGATTGACCAGTCACAATAGCACCAGCACTGTCTCTCTTTGGATTATTAGTATCTAGTTGTCCTACAAACGTTGATATCTTATCTCTTATTGATTTCTTGTATGTCTGATTGGCTTGTGTATTAGGGGCAAACCTACCATCGTTGGTAAGTGTACTTAGATTAACCTGCTTATTGCCATCAAACCAATAATTACCATCACCTACTTTTTTTTGAATTAAAGTAATTTCCCTACCTGTTCGCCTATCATACATGGTCATTGGCTGAGCACTAGTGGGAACGGCAGGGAGACCTTTAGTTACAAGATCACCAAAGTCCATTGATTTCTTAAATATTGCAAGACTTTCCTTAGTATGTGTATCTGCAATAGCAACCTTATTATAGGTACTTTCCTTAGCATCTACCCTAGCAATGTAGTTCTTACCTGCAAAGGCAAGAGCTTGATTACCACTAAGACCAGTAGCACGACCACCAAGGTACATAACAGCAGCCCTAGCAAGTTCTTTACTGTCAAACAGATTCCCAAAGACACCTTTGAGCATAGCCATAGCACCTGTTACTTGAGGGGTTTTCTTGGCTAAGGCCTCTTTTGCTAATCGATCAGCCTCATCTTTAGCAGCCTTTATTTGTACTGGAGTTAATTCAGTCTCATTTACCCCTAAGTCTTTAACAATGTCTCTAGCATTATCTATAGGTTTTACAACAGTAGTAGTGTCTACAGTTGTATTATCAGCAGGGTTGACATAAGGTACGATATTATCACGTTCCTGTTCTATCCTAATAACATCAGAGTTCTTCCTAGTTAGTTGCATCTCAGCTCTTTTTTCAGCCTCTTGCGCCTTTGCAAGTTCCAACTTATTAGCTTCAGCTTGAGCTTTAGCATCTGCCAGTTGTTGAATTGCCTGCTGACTTCCAGGGTTTAATCTTATGTACTCTTCAAGATTTGTAATGACGTTTAGAGTAGTTTCCAAAGTATCTCTCGCAGAGTAAACCTGCTTTTCTACTATATCAAGAGGGCCTCGTTCAAGAGTATCTCGCATAATACGGTCCATGTAGAGATTGTCTCCACCTGTACTCATATCACTCTGGTCAGTCGCAGCTTCAATTTCGTTTAACCGGATTTGATTAATTGCTTGATCATCCCCGTCAGTAGCAAGACGTTCTAATTCAGTTCTAGTCATACTCTTATAGTTCTTATTCACTACAGGGGGTATGTCATTATCCAAATTAGGAATATTTTCTCTAGTTTCTTGGTACAGAGTGCCGTATGGAGGGATATTGTAACCAGTCAACTCCTCTAAGCTTGTCATTGATGGTGTGAATGCCCCTGAAATAAGATTAGATACCTTGCTGTGTTCAGGTGATCCAACCTCTAGCCTTTTACGAAGATCTATTAATCTTTTCTGTGCTTCAGACCTACGATATTTATCTGGGTCATTACCAATGAAGTCATTACCAATGACATTACCACCCATAGGTATATTATTACCCATCATCCTAGGAACATCTTGAATAGATGCTGGAAGGTTGTAACTCATCAACTCATCTAGGCTTATCATCGATGGGCTTAATGCCTTTGTAATAATATCAGATATCTTGATGTGTTCAGGTGATCCAACAGGTAAACTTTCACGCAGATCCATTAACCTTTGTTGTTCTACAGTCCTACGAGAAATAGCATCACCAGTCTGACCATACCCTGAAGCACCTAAAGTACCAAATCCTGTCTCCCTAGGATCACTAATCACTTGTCTATCCTGACCATTAGTGAAGATATTACCTTGACCAAATGTCTCATTACCTAAGCCTGAGCCCGGTCTTGGTACACTGTAATTCAATTGCTTGAATGGAAATTCCTTCCTAGCCTCTTCAACACTATCAGAAGATCCTTCAAGTAATGATTGATCACTGTTAGGGATTGGGAGGTATGAGAGGTCTGGTGGAGGTGTGTTCATCAATTCAGGTCCAGCCACTGGAGGAGAGTTGGGGATTGGGAGATATGAGAGGTCTAATGGAGGTGCAACAACTGGCTCCGGAGGGGCTTGCCTCTGAGGCATCTTATCAATTAGAAGTTGCGATTGATCAAACTTAGTAAGAGCATCACGCTCATTCCTTTTAAACCAAGCGTTATCAACATCATTTTGAAGATTACGCCGAGCCATTTGATCTAGAGATAACCCGCCTGTATTTAAGTGGATAGGGCCACCCATATTTTTCTCGTCAGTATAACCAGCAGTATAACCACTACTAGGAAAGTTAGAGATACCTCCCGCTCCCATGTCTGAAAGCCTTGGACTATCTTGTACCCCTCTAGGAGTAGGTACACCAATAAACCTTGGATCAGGAACACTTACCTGATTTGCAATCATTACATTCGGATCAAGTCCAGCATACATGTCTTGAGATGGCATCATCTGATTAGCACGAGTTGCATTAGCAAGTTCCTGTTCTATCCTAATAACATCAGAGTTTTGAGGTTGAGGAGGTGCTGCCTGCATCTGTGGTATTAAATTAGGTGCCATACCAATCTGGCCATACCCTGAAGAGCCCTCAAGTTCCCTAAGATCATAATTCTGCTGTGGTTCAGGAGAGGTTGGACGTAACTCTGGACGTAGTAATGTGTCAGAAGTTGTCATAGTATCTGGGCGTGACTGTGGACGTAGTGATGTGTCAGGGGCCATTGGACGTGACTGTGGACGTAGTGATATTTCAGGTGCTGCAAGAGGTGAAGTGACAGGAGCAACTTGAGTTTGGTCTTGAGCTAAGAAAACCTTAACCATATCATCAGAACGATCATGAGTTTGACCAGCCCAGTCGCTATCATTAGCCTCAAAGGCAGCCTTAGCGTAGTCACCTGCTTCAACAGCTTCGATCATCTTTTCAAATTTAAATTGACCAGCTCCACCAAGTTGAAATGCCATATTAGTCAACCCATTTTGAACAGATTCTGGTAATTGATCCCAATTAGAAAAGTTCTTTTTTGCAGCATCCCTAGCAGTACTTACATCATCTAGGAGCATCTGATCTAACTCAGCTATACTATATGGTTTGTACTGTGTACTTTTGTTTTTACCATCCCACGCATATTTTTTAAAACTAGCTGGAAGTTTGTGACCAGTACCTATAGTGGCATGTCCTTCGGTATCTATATACACATAGTCTCTAAAGCCTTCACGCTTTTCAAGATTCTTTAGCCAAGGCGCTTTATCAGGTACCCCACCAGAACTTCCATCATTGTAATGTTGAATACCACCACCCATGTTTTTCATTGCACGATGCTGTAAACCTGCGCTATTCATCTGCTCTATCACAGGAGCAAACATAGTTGATGCTTCCTTATTGAGGACAAATTCTCCGGGTGTTAGCATCGCAGGTACAGTATCCCGATTAGTCGGATCTGTTTTATCAATCATATCATTCTCCTGATAGTGGTTACTTCTTTTGTTTTGGATAAGGGACTTTACCCCCTTTGTTAAATACTCCAAAGAGCTTTCCTAATCCAAGACCAATGCCTACAGGTCCAAGAGCTGCCATCATAGCAGAGCCTCCTGCAGCTGCGGTAGCAGCAGTACCAGTTGCAGCACTACCTCCCAGCATACTTCCTAGAGAACCCATGATACCCTCTTTAGCTGCGAGAGCACCAAGACCATTAGTGATCCCATTATTAACAGCTCCCATAGCAACCTTTTCACCAATACCACTTAAAGGTCCAGCTTCTTGTTGAGGGGCAATCTGAGCTTGCATCATTTGACGTTGACGTATCTCGTCTTCACGAAGACCAGTGTTAGCTACTGAAATACCACCTGTGTTGTAACCTATAGGGCCTCCCATGTTACGTGCGCCCCAGAAGCGATTAGTTTCGCCTGTTTTGGTATTAACGTATCCTGTACCTGCACCCGTATAGGCTGGTGTATTTGAATGGAATGAATTATTCGCTCCATCATCAGAAACAGGGGTTGGATCGTAGGTGCTTATAGGTGCTGTTGCTAGGTTAGATGCTACAGTTGCTCCAGGAATTAATTTAAGAATGGGGGCTTTATTAACGGCATTTTTTATCCCACTAGTAATACCTCCATAGATATCCTTAACACCTCCAAAGAATCCAGTAGTAGGATCATTTGCATTGTAACCACCACTTACATTTTTAAAACCTGCTGAAGCCATAGATGCTGCAGCATATTCTTCTGGTGTCATAGTCTTCTTATCTTCAGCGGTAGGTGCAGGATTAGCTGCAGCCATCTCCGCATTGTAACCTGGATTTTCTGTTACATCAATCTTAGAAATAGTCCCATCTGGATTAACCTTACCATACACGGATTCTAAACCAAACGTTGCAAAAGCATTATTTACATTTTCATGTGCTACATCCTTATGACCACCATAAGTAGTATAGTTACCCCCACCAGAACTACCAGCCAAAGGGGCTATGTTAGCTGTGTTCATTTCGTCTGCCTTTTTAAGACTAGCTTCTTGAACTTCAGGGGATAAACCAGAGGCTGCTAATGCTTGCCGTAATTTACGGCGAGAGTCTGCAAGTGTGTGGTAATCAGGGACACCGGATGCATTACTACCAGCTCCATAACTCAATGGACCAGAAGTGTTACCGCTTGAATTACCACTCAAGTAGTTCTGAATAGCTGGTGCTGCATAACCCCCCTGAGGTATCCCAGTGTTGACTGCAGGTTGAACTACACCACCTTCTTGATACTTTTGAATTATATGTTTCATTACTTACCACCCCCACCACCTGATTGGGTACTTGTGCTCCCTATAGCAGGAGAGCCGTACAAACCAAACAGTCGTTGAATACCTTGATAGGCTGCATCACCTTCGTTTTGATTCTGCTGCTGAATAGCTGAACCAACACCGCCAAGCATAGAGGCACCTGCGCCGAATTGATTCTGAAGACCAGTGCCAGCATTTAATACTCCACCTGCCCCAGACAAAGCTGCTGAACGGCGATTGGCAAGCTCAGCTGCAGCCATATCTCCACCCACTTTCATAGCAGATGTGTCCATAGACTGTTGTGCTCTAGCACTGCCAAGATTACCTGACTGACTAAACTGACCTCTCTGTTGACCAAGTACGTCACCAACAGCGGTACCAATACTTTCTTTTAGCGCAGTTGTTTGTTTACCTAGAGCGTCAGCTCCAAACATACCAGTTCCAGCTGCTGCGTTACGATAGGCTTCAGTAGCCCCATAGCTATCGGCAGCAATCTTATCGTATACACCACCTGTACCACCTAATTCTTTTTGTTTCTTCATAGCAGCAAGCTGTTCTGGAGTAAATCCTGCAACATTTTCATAGGCACCTGAACCATATAAATCTACTGCACTACCTAAGCTATCCTCAACATAGGGCTGAGCATAATCTGGTAACCCTGTTGTACTAGTTGTTGTGTTTCCACCACCACCTGACATATTAAACCTCCTTGGTGAGCGTTATAAACGGCTCACGGTATCCATATTGTTTTAGGGCGCGAACCCAACCCTTTCGCCCATAGACTACAGTTCTTTTGCAATCATTGAAACGTGCGAAATCTTCTAGTACTTTTAGTATCTCAGGGCCATGAGAGAACCAACCAAAAGATGTGCAGGCAACTACAGCTAACTGTCGTTTACCTTCTATTTCTTCAAAGCGAGTTATACAAACTTCACCCTCTTCTCTTACCCAGCACTGTCCAACAGCACCGAGGCATTGTAAAAAGAGTCCGTGAGATGTCACAACCCCAGCTCCATGAACCAATGCTTCTTCAACTAAGGGCCTCAACTTGTTCCATTGTTCTGCCAACTCAGGACCACTTAATAGTTTTATCATTTCTTTAACTCCGTAGTTTCAAGGAATCTGTTTTGCACAGTCGGACTTGAAGGGGAACCCCCATTAAGTTTTACATGCACTGTGATAACCCTAGTACCTGCAGAAGGTGTTAGTGTCATAGCAATGGTTATCATCTGTTCGTGATATGTATGTGTAGTACCATCTGTAAAGAAACCAGCGGCTGCATTAAATACACGTTGAGATACTCCATCAAGTCTTATATCAAACTGAACTAAGTTAGCTCCGTCTAGACCACAATTAAATAGAATAGATGTAAGGTCACCACTAGAGGTAATACTTAAAGTTTCTAATAACTGATATGTTGAAGTTGGTATTAAACTAGCACCAGTAAATGTAGCAAATTTATTAGACACAGCATTATTAGTTATCTGTCCTGTGCCAACTACATTGCTGTTAAGTTGAGCAGCAGATGTTATGATACCTGTGGAGGCTAACTTATTCCCAACGATACTACCTGCAGCTACATTATCACCATCGATATTAGTTACAGTATTACCATCTAGTGTAAAGTCACCAGATTCAAATGTTACAACCCCTGAGAAAGAAACAACTACTCTAGATATTCCACCAGTAGCTGCGCTAGTTGTGGCTGATCCTGTATCATCTGTAAATATAAAATCAGAAAAATAAATCAAAGTAGTTGAAGTTGCACTAGCTGTTGGGGCAGTCTCTGACCACCCTGAAGTTAATGAGGATAGTGCGAGGGTTGCCCATGTCACTGTAGCAGTTGGGGGACTAGGTGTTCCGGTTGAAGACGGGAAGTACACCCTCCTAGAGAGCGCCCTAGGTGCTGGAGCACCATCATTACCATCCTCAGACAACAGAGCCACAGTGTTCCAAGTGTTTGCATCAGTTATTGTAGCTTCTAGGGTTGATACATACCTAAATGTAATCCAAAGATACTTACCACCTGATGCTGGGATTGACCCCACCCATCCATTGTTAGCTACAATAGTTACACTCCCAATGTTTGTATAGTTATACGAGACACTGGAAGGTCTAGTTGGAGCTGTCTCTGTTGTAGTTCTTTGATACAGATAAATAGCAGTGTTACCTGTTGGTCCAGATGAGCTGGTTGAAGATGATGATCCTTGAGTTCCAGGCAAAGCACTACCCATATTAAGAGCTTGGGTTATTTGATTTGTCCAAGAGTCTAGGGTAGCATCTCCGGTAAAGGGTGGTCTGATAATTGCCATTATCGACTACCTCCTTTACTCGCTTGAATCTGATAGCCTGTGAGAGTCCAATCAAGAGTGATCTCACTGCTTTGACTTTCAATTCTATAGTTTAAAAATCTACCATTAAACCTGACGTCTGCTTTGTATTCAAGAGCACTGTCAAAAGTTATTGCATCATTAGCTGAGAAGTCAATTGCCTCACCAACCTTATCAATGCCATCATACTTGATACTAACTTTAGAAGGACCATCAAATAACAGGGCCATACTAGATACACTCTCAGTGTCAAACTCAGGGGTAATTGCCAAGCGTTTACGTTCTACTAGAGCATTGGGTAAAAACGAAGTACCATCCACACCAACTAGTTTTGTAGGGCTTCCGAGAAGTAGGTCTCCTCTGCTTGAAGACACAGCATTTGTACCTGTAGGTAAGTCTCTCTTAGTCCACACATTGTTGCGATAGTTCCAAACATATATAGTTGAGGTATTCCAAAACCAGATCTCATCATACTTATTAAACCTAACAGATTTAATTGTTGAGTTATTACGGAAAAAGTTTCTTACACGACCATCAGAAATAGATGCAATAGATCCAGGATGTCCTTCAAACTTATAACAATCATCACTTCCATATACAATGTGTGTACCATCTACTTCAATTACACCATCTGTATTATGTACACCATAGTTATCAGTCACTGTGGCAATTTGAAAAGGAATAACAGTAGAGTCAGTTCGCTGCATAGAGTGTATAGATGAGTCTGTATATACGTACATCACACCTTGTAGCTCTGCAAGATCTTGAATAGTTCCTGTAGAAGCTAAAATAAATTCATCTGCAGTATTAGCCCCTCTCTTAAAGGGGTTCCAATTCTGAGGTAGAAATCCTGGACCTGCAACATCAGAGGTTCTGACAGTACCTGTAAGGGTACGACCTCCTGTTTCTTTGAGG